ATAATTCAAAAAACTCAGGGAGAGAAAAAAGAACTTAAAGAAACTATAAAAAGTATAGAATTAGACTATCAATCAATGTTAGGTGTTCCGCTTATTATCCCTACTAACGCTAGTGAAAAAGCTCTTGAAAAAATGGAAAGAATGCGTAAGGCTATAGGAGGAAAAGTATCTGAACCTGTACCTAATGCACCTGCTGAGCCTGACGAGCGTATAAACAAAATTACTGGCTTGCCGTATAACGAAAGCGCGGGTACTGCGTATATGGATGAAGATGATCCTATGCGACTATTAACTATGGCCGCAGGTGGAAGAGTTAAAAAAACAACTAAAAGGAAACTGTAACTAATGAGCGCAGAACAATTTAAATACTTCAAACTCTCAGACTTCGACTGCCAACAAACTGGCGAGAACGAAATGAGCATAGAGTTTATACACAAGTTAGACAAACTACGTGAAGCTTGTGGCTTTCCGTTTAACATTACAAGCGGCTACAGAAGTCCTAACCATACTATTGAAAAATCTAAAAAAAATCCCGGCACTCATGCACAGGGCATTGCCGCAGACATTTATGTAAGTGGTGGCCGACAGCGTATGCAACTTGTAGCTAAAGCAATTTCACTGGGCTTTGTAGGCGTTGGAGTTGCTAAGACTTTTGTACACGTAGATGTGCGCGATGATTTTAAACCAGTGTTGTGGTGTTACTAATAGATGGATAGTGTTGTTACCCTTATAAATGAAGTAGGCTTCCCAATCGCGGCGGCGCTAGGACTAGGCATGTTTATCTGGAAGCTGATTAACCGCATCATTGATGGCCTTGAAACTAAAGTAGATACACTAGACGATAAATTGTTAGAAGCTATAAGCCACTTAGAAGAGCGATTAGGCGGTAAGTTAGACGGACAACACGGTATTTTAATATCCCTTATAGATAGAGTCAGGTCTGTTGACAACGAAATTATCCGTCAAGACGTGCTGTTAAAAACAGTGTTAGGTGTTCCGCAGTTATTGCAGACTGACAGATTAGCAAAGGCAGATAGAGATGATCAGAGAAAAGATTAAATACTTAGTTGTAGCAACAGTATTCTGTAGCTCTGTAGCGGGTGATCAAATAACACACAAGTTTAAAAGCCCTAGTTTTAATGGCGTGAATACTTCTTCACACTACCTGACAATTGAGAACCAAGAATTTAATCGCAAGTCAGATATAGCTGATGAGATTAAAGCGTATCAAGAAGAGCTTGAGCGCGATGCAGAGAACACTACACTTGCAAGGTTTATACGTAACTTAGAATCACGCATCTACGCAGAGCTTAGTCGCCAGTTAGTTAACAACCTCTTCGGCGAAACAGCGAGTACAGGGGGAACGATTGAGCTAGAGGGCAACACCATTACGTACACCATTGACGGTGATTTTATAACCCTAATAATAACGGATGCAAATGGAAATACGACAGAGATTACTCTACCCATTGGTACTTTTACTTTCTAGCTGTTCAGTCTTTGATCAGTTTGAAGATACTTATAACCAAAGGTTTAGTGCAAACGATGTAGTTAGGATAAATGAACTTCAATCACATGCTTTAAGGGACGCTGTAGCTCCTGTAGTACAGCCTGTAGTTGCGGTTTATCCTAGTTCTTTTACAGACCAGACAGGACAGAGAAAAAGCAACAGTTCTTTTGCTCTCTTCTCTACGGCTGTGACACAGCAACCTAGCGCCTTGTTAATAAGGGCGTTGAAACACGCAAGCAATGGCAAGTTCTTTAGAGTTGTAGAGCGCGTAGGCTTAGATAACTTAACAAAAGAAAGACAGTTAATACGCTCAGCGCGAGAGCAGATTTCTAATGACGGTGGAGCTAAGAAAGTACCGCCTCTATTATTTGCGGGTGTGTTACTTGAAGGCGCAGTTATCGCTTATGATTCAAACCTAAGCACTGGTGGAGTTGGCGCTAGATATTTAGGCATAGGCAAGAGCGCACAGTACAGAGAAGATAACATTACGGTGTCATTAAGGATGGTGTCCGTAGCTACAGGAGAAATACTTGTAGAAGTAATGAGTCAGAAAACAGTGTTTAGTTATGGACAATCAGATGATGTTTTTAAATTTATAGAAATGGGTACGGAGCTTGTTGAAATTGAAGCAGGTAACTCGCGCAACGAGTCAACCACGATAGCATTAATGAAAGCAATAGAAGGTGCCGTACTAGAGTTAATAAACATTGGATACAACAGAGGGTTTTGGACTTATGAAAAAGATAAATAACGGCCTATTAATTTTGCTCTTTAGTGGTGTTGCTTATGGTGCCGATAACGAGGTGTACATTGAGCAGTCGGGCGCAACGGCCAATATTGACATAGAACAGCTAGGCACCAGTAACTTGATTGGTGGTTTAAGCTCAAGCGCAGGAAATCTAACGCCGCTTGATTTAGATGGCTCTAGTTTAACGCTTGACATTAACATGATAGGCAACACTAACAAATTCTTTGGCGACATCTATGCTGATAGCTTTACAGGGCTATATAATTTTGTAGGCTCAAGCAATCTTTTTACAATCCAAGTAGATCCAACCAATACTTACGGGGCTAATAGTTCAAATCAAAATGTTTCAGTCACGGGGGCAAGCAACACAATGACACTCAATCAAGGCACTACTGCTTTAGCGGCAACCCTTGATCTTGATTGGATTATACAAGGTTCAAACAACACCATTACCTCTTCAATAAATATTGATGGTGCTACCCAGTACATAGACATTGATGGTTCTGATAACACGTTAACATATACAGGTACAGGTGTGACTGCAAGCGCAGGAGGTTATTTCTATCTTGATCAAACAGGAGGTAGCCGAACATTTAATATACAACAACTGAGTACCCAAGATAATGACTGGCTTAAAATACTTTCTACTGGTTCTGGCGGTACTGTGTGTGTCATTCAAAACGATCAAGGTACAAGCCTCTCTTGCTAAGATAGGGGGGGTGTCTGAGGTATCTGGATACGCACAAATTAAAAGAGAACAAGCACCCCTTGTCGCAGACTTAAAGTTTGCCGTTCAGACCAACGATCAAGCAGTAACCGCGAATGGCAGGATGGCTATTACGTTTCTTGATGACTCAGTTGTAAAGCTTACAGAGCATTCACAGCTAACAATAGATAAGTACATATATGATCCTGACCCAAGCAAGTCTAAGATGGCTCTTACGTTTGGACTAGGAACTGCACGGTTTATAAGCGGTAAGCTAGGCCAGATAGATAAAAGAAATATAAAGTTAAGAACTCCTACGGCAGATATTGCAATTCGCGGCACGGACTTCACGGCCACAGTAGACGAATTAGGCCGCAGTCTGATTATACTCTTGCCCAATAAGTTTGGTGTATCAAGCGGAGAGATAGAAGTGTTGACCGCTACAGGCAGTGTGTTGTTGAACAAGCCCTACCAAGCAACAACGGTGTCGGTGTTTGAGTCAGCGCCCTCTAAGCCTGTAATACTAGACTTAACTCTAGACTTTATTGATAACATGCTTATTGTTACACCCCCAAAAGAGGAAGCGGTAGTAGCTGAAGAAAGAGTTGCAAAGACAGCAAACATCCTAGACTTTAATGAGCTAGACATAGACTACCTAGACGAAGACTTTTTAGAAGATGACAGCCTTGAGTTTACTGAGCTAGATATAAATTTTCTAGATGTTAATTACCTTGAAGACTTGTTAAACATATTAGATGTGTTGGCTGTACAAGAAGAGAAGGATGGTTTAGCACAGGTTTCAGGCGTAACTATATCAGGAACATCTTTAGGTACAGACCCTGAGACACAGATAACTGCTCTTATAACAGGACAGATAATAAGCCTGATTAGAAACGTAAGTGAGTACACGCGATTAGATTTAGACACTACAGGGGGCTACACAGTGATACTGATTCAAGATGGGATCTCTAATACTGTGAAGATCAACGGAGGTGATTCTGTAATTAGAATTACGCAGGAAGGATAATGAAGAAAATAATTATAGGGCTTGTTGTTGCGCTTCTGTTTGTGGCCTTAGTGTATCAGCCCACACTGGTTGAGGTTATAAAGCTCAGAACCTTTGATGCCCTTGTTGAGACTGAGCAACCTACAGGTAACATAGTCCTGCTCAACTTGACAGAAGAAGATATACATAACGAGGGTGGTTGGCCGTTTCCCAGAGAAAGGTTGGCTGAGATCCACGTAGACCTACTGAATGCAGGGGCCGCGTCTGTTGCATGGGTTGCAGTCTTCAGTGAGCCAGACAGGTTTGGCGGTGATGGTATTTTTGCAAGAGCTTTGTCGTATTATCCTTCAGTAATTGCTATGTTTGAAACTGAGGGCTATAAAGAAATACCTCAAACAGAAGGCACAGTGATACTAGGTGATGACGTTGGCGGCATAGAAGCTACAGGAGTTACGCAAAACATTAAAGTCCTTAGAGACGTATCGTTGCAAGGGATAGTATCAGCGCCAGTGGATGTAGATAACTTAGTCAGACGTATGCCGCTACTAATGAGAAGTCCAGACGGTTGGATGGCAAGCTTCGGTACGCAGTTACTCAAGGCGGTTACAGGAACAAACACCTACGTTATTAAAACTAGCGTCAGTGGAATACAAGAGGTGCGCGTCAAGCAGTTAAACCCTATACCCACAGACAGACACGGCAGAGTATGGGTAAACTGGGTAGAGGCAGACAGCACTACTCTAGATAAGATGGATGTAGAAGGAAAGATGGTGATAGTAGGAACCACCGCTAAGGGGATACTTCCGCAGGTTGCTACTCCTAAAGGGCTGTTGTATCCGCACCAGATACAGGCGGCGTTAGTTGAAACTGTACTACACGCCTCCAATAAACGTATGCCCGCTATCCCGCCTATCGCTGTGTTTTGTGAGGCAGTGGTTTTTTTAGTAGGAGTGTTCTTAGTTTTTCTAGCTCTTAATTACTTAGGAGTCTATGCAGGTTTAATTCTATCTGTAGGTGTCATGTCTAGTACTGCACTGCTAGGAGTTTACCTGATACGAAACGGAATACTGATTGATGTTACATGGCCGCTGATCTCTGAGTTTGTAGTAGCTTCAACAACATTCTACCTCAACTACAAAGAACAGTACAAACTACGGCAACAGATCAAGAAGCAATTTGAGCATTACCTAGACCCACGACAGGTCAAACGCTTGCAAGATAACCCAGAGTTACTAAAGCTTGGGGGCGAGAAGAAGTATTGCACATTCTTGTTCACAGATGTAAGAGGTTTCACAGCCCTATCAGAGAGCGTAACCCCAGAAGAAGTAACCTACATTATGAACAGAGCTTTGACGGCCCAACAATCAGCGGTTTCAAAATTTTCAGGCACAGTAGATAAATACATCGGAGACGCGATGATGGCTATCTTCGGAGCGCCACTAGACTTAGAAGGCCACGAAGACAAAGCCATAGAGTGTGCTAAACAAATAGCAATAAATATGGAAGAGTTGAACGTAGAGTTTGCGGCCAAGGGATTACCGCCCATCCAGATTGGGATAGGTATTAACAGCGGCGAGGCAATCATAGGTAACATGGGATCAGAGCAAAGGTTTGATTACACTGCTATCGGTGACGCAGTAAACATTGCGGCTAGGCTTGAGTCAGGTACTAAGGCGGCAGGTGTAGATGTGTTGATAGGGTTTAGCACTAGGAAAGGATCTAGTATTAAGCTAAAGCCACTATCGCCCATTGAGGCTAAAGGTAAAGCACAGAAGTTAAAAGTATATACATTGGTTGAGGAGTAAGTAATGGCGGCTAAGAAAAAAAAATCAACAGTCAACGAGGCAGGTAACTATACTAAGCCTACAATGCGTAAAAGATTGTTTAACAAAATAACAGCAGGAACTAAGGGCGGCAAAGCAGGACAGTGGAGCGCACGAAAAGCTCAGATGCTTGCCAAGCAATACAAAGAAGCAGGAGGAGGTTACAAATGAAAGGTGTTAAACATTATAAGAAAGATGGCACAGAGCATAAAGGTTCTAGTCACAAGATGGCTGACGGAACTTTACACACTAACAAGTCTCACACTAAGACAAGTGTAAAGTTATTTCATTTGAAGGACTTGTCTAAAAAATCTAAGATGAAAGCAAAAGGTACGCACAAGTGTCGCTAAAGAAACCTCAGAAGTCTTTGAAGGCTTGGACAAAACAAGAGTGGACTACAAAGTCTGGCAAGCCTAGTGCTAAAACAGGTGAGAGATACTTACCTAAGAAAGCTATAAAGGCTTTGACACCTGCACAGTATGCGGCAACAACCAAAAAGAAAAAGGCGGATACTAAGAAGGGCAAACAGCACAGCGCACAGCCCAAGAAGGTTGCTTCTAAAACTAAACAATACAGGAAAGTATAATGGCTACTCCCAGAAAAGGTAAAGCAAAAGTAAAAGTTACAGCCAGTGGAAAGAAAGTTAGCTATGGACAAGCAGGTAAAGCAAAGGGCGGTGGGCCTAGAGTTAGAGCGGGTACATCGAAAGGGGATAGTTACTGTGCCAGAAGTTTAGGTATTAAAAAAGGACTATCTAAAAAGAAACAAAATGACCCTAACACTCCGAACAACTTATCGCGAAAGCGTTGGAAGTGTTCGGGTGCTAAGTCTAAAAAGTAAATGTTAATGGTGAGTAATGAAAAAGTTTTGGAAACTGTGGGCTTTGAGCCTAGGCGAGAAAGTGGGAGACACAGATTCCGAAGCTAATGCCGTGGCTGTTATACGGACAACGCTAGTTACTATTAATTTAATTTGTTGCTTTTGTATAATGGCTAATATCTTACTGCATTAGGAGGGCATATGATTCAAGGCGTTGAGTTCATCCTCCAAGAACTTATGTAATGCCTCTAGTTTTGGTTTCGTAAGTTGTACAATGTTTCTTATAATTAACAATTCATCTCCTTTAAATACTTGGTTTAAATCACTAGCGGGGATGCCGCTCATTTCTGTAACAACAATCCCCTCACAGTTTATCAAGACTTTAAAACCTATGATGTTGGCTTCCTTGCCTTTATTAAACGATTTCACATGCACCACCTACACAAGCTAACTCCTGTGAGCCTGTCGTGTTGTCCTCCATTTCATACTGTTCTAGATCACTCCAATCAACATCCTTGGGCATCGCCTCTACTAACTCTTTGTACTTCTCAGCAGTGATATCTTCATAGGGTGCTTGCTGATACACATGATCGCTAACAGGTAGTAAGCTAATGCCGCTACAGATATCAAAGTTATCCCATATCCACTGCGCTACTTGCAGGAACTCATCGTCAGTGTAGTACACCGTGATGCTTGGCTTATGCTCACACCAACTGTTCTGATATGTTTTCCACAAAGCCAACTGTTGCATTGCTCCAACTTGTTTAACTGTTGTGCTAGTCTTAGGAGACTTAACAGGGAAACTATACACCAGAGATGCAGGACTCATTGTGTCTTGCTCTACTGGGAATCCTGCGGTTGACATGAACTGAGCCAACGGGTCTTTTGCGTCCGAACGAACCCTTCTAATGTAGTGCTTTGAGAAACGAGGATGTATGCCAGAAGCACTATCAACAAGCTGAGACACAGTGCCGCTTGGCTTAACGCATGTAATAGCCACAGACTGATTGATACCAAGGTTCTCAGCCCACTTCTTATTTGTTTTAATAGCAACAAGTTTTAACTCCTCTAGCCACTGTGCTGTTTTATCTGACGACACTCCAATAACAGGGTGATCCATTATACCTGTCAAGCTTAAACCTAACAGTGCTTCTTCTTCGGTGTTGCGCTTCCAAACATTCCGCAAGTATCTAAAGTCTGTGAGCGTAGCTTGAAGGGTGCCAATGATAGCGGCAGTCTCAACCTTTTTCTTGAGTATTGCTAGAGTATCGTCTGCACGTACAACCACTTCGCTAAGGTTGCAAAACTGATTAGAGCGCAAGATAATTTCAGAACAGGGGTTGGTTCCGAACTCATGGTCAGCATCTCTACGACCATTGCGACCTGCAATCTTCTGTGCCGCAACACGACTGAAGATCCCGCGTTCTCCTGCCTTGCTCTCGTACATGGTCTGCATCTCTGATAGGAACGATTCAAAGTCAGGCTTCTCAGTGTACGCTACGCTGTT